CTGTTCGCTGCCCACTGTTACTGTTGGACCTATAACTTGAGATACTGATTGAGTTCCATCATTAATAGTAAAGGTTGCTGTTCTGCCTGGCGACATTTCAGAATGAAATAATTTTATTTGAACTGTAAATGTTCCATCGGGTGGGTAAAGTTCTTTTAGTTTCGTTGAGAAAGTAACAGTATCAGTATCCACCACGTGATTAAAATTTATTGTTACGGGAGTCTGTGCCACACCCGAATCATTTTCATATTCTATAGTTGCTGTATATGTTTTTGTTATAGTTGCTCTATCATCTTGAAGCGCGGAAAATACACGATGGCCAGATGGAACTGCAGAAAAAGTAGTACTAATCGTAGGAGTTGTTGTTAAATCGCTTTCACCGACAGGGACTGATTTAATTTCATCTTGGTCAAAAGCATCTTCATAAGAGCCCGATAATGTAATTGCAGAAGAAGAAGTTGATATGGTAATTCCACTATCTTGAGTTCCTGCATCAACACAAGTAATAGAAGTAATTACCTCTCCTGCATCAACAGTCGGCGTGATAGTTGAGGTGAAGGTAGCATTTCTAATTACATTTGCAGGGTCTGTTATACTAATTGCCATCTTGTCTTCCTAACAATTGTTGGAGTTTAGGTCCAAAAGATTCGATAAGCTCATGTTCTTCTTCTGTGTGAGGTGGTTCTGGTGTATTAAACTCACATTGAATTAAATGACTAAATGATTGTGGTATATCATTATAATCTGAATAAGCTTCAATTTTTCCATTTCTAAAAACTCTAAATTTTCCTTTCATTAATTTAAATTAATTGCTGTGCTACCATCGATATCAACTGTACCAGATGCTGTATGTAAATCCATATCATTTTGTGTATCGATAGTAATTTTACCTGTAGCATCAACATCTAATATTGCTTGTGAATTGATAGTTAAATCACCGCCAGTTGTGACATTCCATTTTTGGTTGAATGTCATAGATGTATCGCCATCGACACCTAAATCATATACCCCGTCAATACTTTCTGTCTTATTGACATTGATTTGAATATCTTGGTTTCCGAAAATTTCTATATCTTGATTGAATGCTGTCGGCGAATCGCCATCTTTCATATTAGCACCAATGGTTCTCTTTTCATTTTGACCAATTCGAGTTGTTAATAGACCACCAATATTTTCTTTCATGTCTTTTATAACTTCTCGATAGTCACTCTTATTCACTCTCTCATGTTTCATTCCGTGAATATTAGTATAATGATTGCCTTCTACTTCTAAATAATAATCGCCTTTAACTAAAGTTCGAACTTCACCATTAATTGTTAAATTACAATTACCTTTTACATTAACACTTTTATCTTTGAAATAAACTTCGTAACCATCTCCCACGACCACAGTAGTTTTTGTTCCTGTAGAATCAGTTTCATCAAATGTGCCTGATTTATGATAATGTAAAGTTCTTTCTACGCCTCGAGTATCATCTAATTCTATGGTGTGGCCACTTTTAGTTTCTTTTGTATGACAATTTGGATATTCTGGTCTACAAATATCTTTTTGTTCGGGCTGAATAAATGTTTTTACTTCAAAAAATTTATCTGGTTTGCCACTAACATCGGGGTATTGTACTTTTAATGTTTCAGTACCTGGTGGTATTGCAGTCGGTACACCACTTGGAGAATCATTATCAGGTGTAGCATATTTTGTTTTACTACGAAGTTCATGTTTCTTCTGATAAGCAGCCGAAACCCTGTATTCCATTGTTGAACCTTTTGGATTATCGATATAATTAGCATCTCTTGGATTACCAGCAGGGTTCGGGTCACAAAATCCTTTAGTTCTATCAATAGGGTTTGGTGTTTTAGATGGTAATGTTCCTATAACTAATGGGTCTTGACATGCATCACCATCTCTGAAGAATCCAACTACCCAGCTTCCAGGTAATAATCCTGTTGCGGATTCTCCTATACCAGAACAAGAAGCAGAAGTAACAGGCATCATAACGTGAGACCATGGTAAAGCTCCTGTTGGAATACCAGTACCTTCATTTTTATCGTCAGTATGATATCCATAACAACGAACACGAACTCTTCCCATCTCTAATGGGTCATTAATATCTTCAATTACTCCTGTAAACCAGTAGAAATTGTTATTAATAAAATTATTGCCTTCAAACATTCCCATTAGAATAACGAATCCTTTCTAACTTCTAAATCAGTAAAGTGTGTATCACCAGTAAGTTCGCCAAACTCAAAAGTATGTATAGCTGATACAATCATATAAGTTCCTGTCATCATTTTATCTAAATTTTCTATTTGGTGGTTCTTAGGAACAATTTGTTTATATGCCTCTGCCTCAATAGTTCTTGGATATATTAAACCAATTTTTCTACCAGGGTCAAAATTAAAATCTCCATTCAATTTAATTGTTTGAGAAACGCTATTCATTAATGCCATATAAGAATTTAATGCTTCGATGTTCTCAGCCATATCACTATTATACGAAGGGTTGTTTGAAAAAGCACCAGTATTAGTTGCGATAAATTCTTGATGAGCTTCTGGTAAAGTATTTATAGGACTTTTCTCATCACGTCCTAATTTGAAATTTTGTGAGAAAACAATTCTATCTTCATTATCACCTTTTACAGTATTTTTTCTTAAATTAATATTCTTCTCTGCTGAATAATCAAAAATTTTATTTTGGTATGTTTTACTTTTGATATCTAATATAAAATTATTTGATGCGAATGCACCATCAGAAGCTTGGAATGCCTTTGACAATTCTAAATTAGATGTTGTACTTAAAATCCTAGTCGCTCTTTCTACATAATCTTCTGGTGTTAAAGGTGTTGCCTTATATCCTTTTAGGAAAACATAATCATTTATTTTTTTATTCTTTTCTTTATCATTTAAAAAAGATAATGAAGCAATAGTAGCAGATCCGTCTAATGTTTGATAGAAAAAGAATGGTGCACCCTTTTCATCAAACGCTGCTTTTCTTAAATATTCAATTGCAGCCATAGGTTCTTGAATATTAATAACACCACTATGTGTAGTAGCATCCGTACCAGCAATTCTTACTTTATTATAGAATAAATCATTCTCTAAAATCTTTTTAATTTCTTGAGTACTATTATTAGAATATGAACGAGAAATTTTAATAAACTTAGAATTATATGCATAAGGCGCTATACCTTTCATAGTATAAGCTTGAACCGATGCATTTGTTGGAGACTTTACATAAGAAGAATATTCAGTTATATAAAATTCAGCTTGGAAAATTTGTTTATCTTTCTCTTTTCCATAGATAGAAGTTTTCTCAAAGTCAATAATAATTCTTTCTTGACCTGATAATTGATAAGTCTCAAAGAAATTAATAGCATCCCTAAGAGTTATTTCTAGAATCATTGTTGGAAGAAATAAACTAGTTCTAATTTTTATTTTAGATAAAAGATTTCTTATATCAACTTCATCGCCGGTAAAATTCTTTAATATTATTGAATTTAATTTAAAGGCTTGAGGCTGTATACTCTTACCCTCTTTTGATAATATACTTGCCATAATCTAAAATCCTAATAGCTGGTGCCGCTAGATGTGTTGCCGGTATTACCACCAGTGCCACCAACATTTGATGCAGTACCACCTCCACCAAATCCTACACTTGAAGCAGCTGATACAGAATCACTCGCAACTATGCCTTCTGAATTACCAACAACTGTTACTCCCGCATTTAATTTTTGAGCATATGCTTGAGCAAATTGAGCGATTACGTTTGGTCTAACAACTTTAATTCTACTTTGTTTAAAATGTTGGTCTTGATGCTCTTGATAGTATGATTTATAATTTTGAATGTTATACTCTGGGTTAGTTAATGCATCATAAGCAGTAACTTTATTATCTTCTGTATAATTACTATCGGCATAATAACAGAATGGAGCATTCCTTGCTGATGTAAAAGTATGTTCATTATTATCAGCAACTCTGCGATATGGAATAAATCCTACAAAACGACTTAGACCTCTTAAATATCCTGCAGGTTGTAGATAAGAAAAATATCTTCGGAATACATGGAATGCTGCTTCAGCTCTTGTGATATTTTCGGCTAATTTTGAGTTAAATAAACTTAATGGTGTTTGTATTGAATCCGCGACTGTATCTACTAAATTACTTTCGAACCATTCAAATAGATGAACCATCCATTCAGTTCTTTGTGGAGTCATTGTAGCAATATAGTCGAAGTTCAATCCGTTTTCTCCAGTAGATGTAGTACCATCATTCTTTCCAATTATAGGCCAATCATTAAATGTAAATGTTAATTGACCTCTGAAAGATGAGAAATCCCAGTTTGTAGTTGTAGCAAAATCCCTTTCAATAGAAGGTGGTACATCAATATCAATAGAAGTTAATCTATCATTGACATTCTGTGAAAGCGGGTCAGCCATGAATCGAGTTCTATTAGTAAAATCTTTTAAGAATAATTGTTGGCGTGTATTATCCCATTTTACAATTGAAGCAGTTTCAAAATTTCTAAAAACTTTCAAGTCTTCATACGATAAATCTAATCCTGCAAAGGTATCTCTAATATTTTTCAATGGTACAGCCGCTGGAAGCCCGGTTATTTCATCTTCAATATCAATAGCTGTGATAAAATCATCTGCGATATATGGTTTAAACGTAAGTGCAGCCATATTATCATACTCTCGTTGAAATTCTTTTTCCATTGCAGTAGTAGCAACAGGCCAATCATCTAAACCATTCTTTAAACTTTCGTTTACAATAAAGAATGTCCAATAATAATCTGGTGTACCATATAGTCTTTGAGATAAATTGTCAGGTCTTTCACCATCACCAATCATTTCAAATTTATAATTAGTAATATCTGCAGCAAGAACGTCATTAACATCGACGTGTCTAAAAATATCAGTGACAGTTTTAACTCTGTCAGCTAAAAAATAATTAAATGTAGGAAATTGTTTGAAAAAACTCATAATTTTTATATCCTATTAATACCCTGAGCCACCACCTGTACTTGATGTACTACTTGTACCTCCACTATTATTTAGTGCACCAATGCTAAATGAAACAGATTCAGGTATTGTATTCTGGCCAAAGTTTAATACGCCTTGCTGCACAAACTGACCACTAAGCCCCTCTATATTCAGAGCATCACCTAAATCGACAGTCTCAGATGGGTCTATTGATGGAGCTTCACCGGCTTTGAAATTTTCTATTGAAGCGAGTGTTGCTATATTAGCTTTACCACCAACACCTATTCCACGTTTTCTCATATTTTCAACTTCACTGCCATAATAATTTCCACTAATACTATTAAGATTATAAATGTCAGCTTGTGTAAGAGCTCTTGTTTCTTGGAAAGTCAGTGATATATCAACTTCTAATGGTGCACCATCTTCATGCCAAGCTGCTGCAGTTGTATTGAATGTAGAATTAAATCCACCAAGATAGCAAGAAAAGAGTTTTGGCAAATATGGATTCATCGTTGCGCCTTGTTCTCCCAGGCCTGAAAGAAAATCTATTTCCCAAACTGGTGGGTATTGTAAAAATGCATCAATTTGTTGGTCTGAACCCTCTTCAGTGCCACCATACATATTTACTCTGAAGAAATGATTAATGTCCTTAATCATTTTTGATTCTTCTTTGCTTTCCGCAATCATTTTAAAATTAAAAGTAAAAGTTCTAACATTTGCACCTTGGTATGTGGTATTTGTAAATGGGTTTTCTGCTATTTTAGCAACAGCTGCCCCTTTATTAAAGGAATCTCCAAATGCACCACCAAGACCTTTCAATGCTGCCTTTTTCATTGCTTCAATACTCGCATCGCCGGCAACTTCAAGTGCACCTTGATTAATACCTAAATTATCCGCGCTAAGAGTTGAAGCAGCTGCACCTAAAACTCCTAAATCAATAGAGCTTAAATTTGCAGCATCACCGAATGCTATATTAGCAGGACATGGAAAATAACATGAATGTCTATTTCTAATAGCAGTTGTTTCTTCCTCATAGTTAACTCGAATACAAGAAAATCTAATTTGTGGTCTGTCAGCGCCAAATAACGTATCCTTTAATGGATAATACATAGTAGTACCTGAATTACCCATTCTTCCAAAAGGTCTATCGCCGTATGTGATTTGTGCCTCTTTATCTCTTTTATAAACCTCTATTTGATTATTAGCAATTGCCTGGGTAGGCATCATACTTGAATAACCATTACTAGTAAAAGCGCCACTCTTCGCTGCATTGATTAACCAGTCTGACATCTTATTTGTTTACCCCTTTGAACACCGTTATAAATACCATTATAACTCTATTTATAGGAATTATCATGGCATATCGTGGAAAATATAAAGTTAAGAAACCAGAAAAGTATGAAGGTGACTTTACTAATGTAGTATACCGATCGCTCTGGGAAAGACAATTCTTTCGTTGGTGTGAAGATAACAGCGATGTTCTTCGTTGGTCATCTGAATCAGTAATTATTCCTTATCGTTGTAAGACCGATAATAAAATGCATCGATATTTTATGGATGTAAAAGTAAAATTTAGAAATGGTAAAACATATCTTATAGAAATAAAACCAGAGATACAAACACAACCACCAAAGCAACCTTCTAGAAAAACTAAAAAGTATATCAAAGAGGTTATGACATATGTGAAGAATCAATCTAAGTGGGAACAAGCAGAAAAATATTGTGAGGTTCGTGGTTGGGAGTTTAAAATCTTCACAGAAAAGACACTTAAATCTCTCGGAATACGGCTCTTAACTTGATAAATAGCAATATGGCTGTTGGTAGTTTATTGAAGAAATATGAAGGTGGATTAGCGTTCAATGAGATTGAAGCTTATACATCCAAAGCGCGTACATGGTATTTCAATGAATTAAAAAATATGCAGGTGAATCGACAAAAATTATTGAAAGATTCAGAGACAGTTAAGAAATCTAGAGTTCTGCCAGGTAGAATGTTTATGTTTTTCTATGACCCTAAGCATAAAGCTACTTTGCCATACTATGATAGATTCCCTTTAATACTTATGGTTGAATCTGCTTCACCTAAAAAAGGATTTTATGGATTAAATTTTCATTATTTAGATTATAGAAAAAGAGCAATTCTATTATCACGACTTTTAAAATATGCAAACAATAAAAAATATGATGAAACTACACGTTTAAGGTTAAGTTATAAATTATTAAAAAATGCTTCGAGGCTAGCTGCTTTTAAACCTTGCTTTAAACATTATTTGCCATCACAAATAAAGAGCCATATCAAAATGGTTCCTGCAGAATATTGGGAAACTGCATTATTTTTCCCAAGTGAACAATTTAAGAAAGAGACTAAAGCAACAGTATTCTCAAAAAGTAGAGGAATGATTTAATGAGTCTATTTAGAAAATTAAAAGATATAGCAACTAAAGCTGGAGGTCAACATGGGATTGACGATATCAAAGCTACCATTGGAAAACGTGGTGGATTAGCTCGTCCTAATCGCTTTGTTGTTATAATGACTCCACCAGGTTCTACTTTTATTAATAAAGATTGGCAAGGATTAGTATCTCAAGCACTAACTGGTAATTTAGGATTTAATGATTTAGTCAACGACCCAAGAGATATAGCATTACTAACTAAAAGTGTTAGTATACCTGGAAAAACTATTAATACTCTTGAATACGAATTAAGTGGATTTAGAAATCAAGTTAAAATACCATACACATTCACCAATGAAGATGTTGGCATGGTATTTCATTTAACAAATGACTATTATTTGAAAAAAGTAATGGATAAATGGATTGATTTACCAATCGACCCTATAAATCATGTGGTAAGATATAAAGGCGACTATACTTCTGATATAATTATTCAAGCATTGAATCAAAAGAACTCGCCGATATATGGAATTAAACTGACAAAGGCATATCCTACTTCAGTAAATAGTATTTCATTAGATAATGCAGCCTCAGATATAACATCAGAGCTACAAGTAAATTTTGCGTATGATACAATTGAAGCGCATGGAGCAATAGATGCGATGGTCGCAGGAGCAGATGGTCTGCTCGATGGCCTTAGGAATCTATTTTAAAATATAATAAAAGGAAAATTAAATTATGGCATTACCAAAATTAGAAACACCGACCTACGAGACAACTATTCCGTCTACAGGTCAACCGATTGAGTATCGTCCTTTTCTTGTGAAAGAAGAAAAAATATTGATGATGGCTCAAGAATCGCGGGACCCTGCTCAGGCGATTACTGCATTAAAAAGAATTATCAAAGCATGTACATTTGATAAAGTCGACCCTAATGCATTAACGACTTATGATGCAGAGTTCTTATTCCTACAGCTTAGAATAAAATCTGTAGGTGAGACAGCTGATTTTCAACTTCCTTGCGAAGGTTGTCAGCAATTACAAGATGTGAAAGTTGATTTAACATCAGTAGAAGTAAAACACCCAAAAGAAAAACCAGAAACAAATATCAAATTAAACGAAACGGTTGGAATAACACTCAAGTCATTAACATTGAATGATGCGATTGGTATGAAACCAGAAGAAATGGAAGATATTAGTGCTATGGTTGCTGTTGTTATAGATACAATTTACGACGAAGATAATGTCTATAAAGCTTCTGATTGTTCTAATAAAGAACTAAAAGAATTTGTAGACCAACTAAGTCACTCTCAACTAGAAAAAATCCAAACGTTCCTAGTTTCTCAACCCGCTATTGAGAAAGATGTAACTTTTGGATGTACAAATAAACCAAAGGATAAAGATTGCAGCGGATGTAAAACAACAGTTACATTGAAAGGACTCGCGGATTTTTTCGCATAGGCCTTTCACACGATTCATTAGTCAATCATCTTCAGACTAACTTTAATATGATGCAGCATCATAATTATAGTTTAACTGAATTAGAAAATATGTTACCGTGGGAAAGGCAAATATATGTTTCCTTACTTATAGAACATATCAAAGCTGAAAACGAAAGATTAGAAAGACAACAAATGCAATCTAAATAGGATAAAGATATGTCAGACGAATTAAACAGAAAAGCAGTAGCTGAGAATACCAAATCTATTAGAGATTTGACTAAAGCGTTTCGTGAACAGGCGAAAGCTGGACGAGATAGTTCTGCTGATGATGAAAATCAAAAAGGTACTGGCATACGAGCAATCGATAATAAGATTGATGAAATCAAAGAGGCTTTTAATAATAATACTACGGTAAAATTCTTAAAAGACCCAGTAGGTTCTATTGCAGGAGGTATGAAAAATGTGCTTAAACCAATAACAAATATTGGTGATAGTTTTTCTAATGCCTTTAAGAAAATAGGCGGATTCTTTGGTGGCGGTAAGAGCACAAAAACCGATAAGAAGATGTTCAAACTACTGCAGAAGATTGAAAGAAATACTGCAGTATTCCGAAAACCACAAATGTTACAGGGCTTTCTTGGAGGCCAAGAGCAAAGCTTCTCTATTAGTAACTCAGATACCCTTGCAGAAGCTGTTGGTACGACTGTATCTACTAACTTTTTACGTGGTACTGGATTCGGAAATAGCGTTGGTGCTCTTGCTAAAATTCAAACCACTCTTGCTTTAGCTCCACAAGCTATCGCGGGTGCAGCAGTTAGAGGTATTAATGTATTAGCTAAGCCGCTTAAAGAAACTTTTGGTGGTGGTAAGATTGGTGAAATCTTCCAAAACATTTTTGGTGGGACACAATCAGGTTTGCCAGAAGGTTTCCAACAATTATTCAACCAGCAAGAAGCGCGAAGAGAAGACGAAACAAGACATCGAGCCGCCATTACACCTATATTCGAAGCTGTAAGAACTGGTATTGACCAACTTAAATTTGGTATTAACAATATGTCTAATGTTATTAGGCAATCTGTTGGATTAGACCCTGTTGAGATTGGTAACGAAGTTGCTGATTCGTTAAAAGAAAGTGAAGCTGCAAAAGACCAAAAATTAGCTGAGGCTAAAAAAGACGAAAAGAATTTCCGCGTTAATCAAAATGAACAATTAATGTTTGCTTTTGATAGTGCAGTAGAAAAGTTTGGTTTAAAAAGTATAAAGCAAACTATTAAAGGAACTTCTTTTAACCTTCTTGAATTTTTTAAGAAAATGTTGGCTGGTGCTGGAGGTGCTGTTGCAGCTAAAGCGACTGGTCTAGGAGCAGGAATCGTAGGATTCTTCAAA